GCGTGGTCAGGGGCGTGAGTATCCACATCCTCTGGGTTTGACCGATCTAAAGGAATACTTTGAAGTTCACGTATCAGGTTAGGGCAAGTATTAAATATTTGCAGTCGCGGCCTACCGCTTTGTTGTATCTTCAAGTATTCGTGAATTTGTATCTTTCCTTGTATACGGTTCTTGTCAGCTCTTCGTAGCTTATGGCCTACGCGCATCAAAGACTCGCCTACTGTAGGGCCTGTTGTACCTGTCTTGGCCCATGCTGCTGTATCTAAAACACCGGGTACAGCAAAAGGATCTTGGGCTTCCATTTCGGCTATCATGTTCCCAAGATCTTCGCCCGTAAGTCCTTTACGGTATAATTCTCTATATATAATTAAAGTACCGTCTGTTGGATCAACTGTCCCCCATACACAGGCACTCTCTGACGCATAACCGTAGTCAATCCCTTTTATTCGTTCCCATCCTATTGGGATATCAAAAGGAGTAACTACGTGGGCTGCTGTATCAAACTCAGTGAATGCAGCACCCTCTGCGATTTCCCAATTACCTTCTAGTAATTGTTTTCGCTGGATGTCAGGGAGAGCCTTGAGCATCTCCTCATAACGTCCATCTTCAGCCAGATAAGGATTATCATCTAGTCTAGCTGGTATAAACTTTCTTGTTAGACCATCTTCGCCCTTAAAAGATTCGTTAGGCGGTGATGGTAATATATATCGTTTCTTTACCCAATGTGCGCCAACACCACCGGGGTTAGCGGTGCATCGCATATAAGGCACAATCTCTGGATCAGTAGTACGTAATCGTGATGCCAGATAATTCCACCCAAACTCTGTCGGCAAGTGGGTAATCTCATCAAAACCTATCCAACTATAGGCTTGACCTTGGTAACGATAGACATCTGCATCTCGTTCCAAGAATCCAAATTCTACTTTAGCCCCTGACGGGAAGTTCCAAAGTTTTTCTACCTCCCGATACTTACAGCCGGGAAAGGCTTTTGGATACAACTCTCGTGACTTGTCTATGAGTTCGCGTAGCTCTGGCATAGACCGTCTTAGTATTAAGGCCCTATGAGAGGCCCTGTGAGCGTATCTGAGAGGATCTATGAGCATGGCATAGGACTTACCACCCCCTGCTGCTCCACCGTACAGTACGTCCCTCTCAGGAGCTGCTAGGAAGTCTGTCTGTGGCCCTGAGTTTGGTTTGAAGATAATATTATCATTAGCTTCTTCCCGTAAGGACTTAGGAACCTTAGACAGAACATCATCAGTAATGACTTTGTTCTTGTTATTATTATCTAGTTTGCTTAGAGTTTCTTTAGAGGCTTTTAGTTTTTCTCGCTGCTGGGAGAGTTTAATGCTTGTACGCTCTGCTTCTTTTTCTTTTTTGCGTACAGCTCTCCGCGCCTGTATCTTTGCTTTCGTTTCTGAATGGTAGTTGTAGCCTCTACCCTTTGAACCCTTAGGTCTACCACCTTTGCGTCTTGGAGTTCCATCCTTCTTTAGGACGAAATTACCCTCCTCGTCTGTGAGGTAGTTATCAGGATTTTTCTCCCAATCTTCCATAAATAATATTCTTTAGGCCAACATGACTAATACTTCTACCCGTCATGTGAGTTAACCACTCAGCACCCTCTCGTAACGACATCATGTCTGAAGATACTAATTCTTTTATTTTATCCAAAGATTCTAGTTCTTGAACTACAGGTTCTAGAGTCTTTTCATCTTCGGATAGTTTATATCCAAAAGGTATTGTGCTGCTAGTTCGCCTCATTAGCTTTGGCCGGTAGTATAAATAAACCACCATTCATATTATTATTTACGTCTAGTCTTTCTTGTTTTCCTAGTCCTGTGCGGTCTAGGATGGTTTGTGCAGCCTGAAGACGCATATTAGCCTGTGGGATAGGCTGATCAGAGTGCATAACCTCCACAAGCTTCATAGCGGCTTGGGGTGCTGACTGAGCTAGAATGTTAGAGGCCAGATCTATAATTTCGTGTTTGAGAGCCTTGACTACCTGCCAATGTCCATTCTGGGCGTATCCCGCCAACTCAGCAGCTTTCTTAGGATCACCTCCAGTTTCAACCAGATAGTCCAAGAAATCTTTTTGCTTTACTGTTAATTCTTTACTCATCTTATACTATTATAGCCCTAAATAGAGGTTCTGTCAAGTCTTTTTTAATTTTTTACGAAAATACTTGACAAAATGCTCTGTGGACTGTATAATATACTTTGTACCCTCCGGGTTCATATATAGACAACATCAACAATCCTATCGGATTGAGTACATCCCCTCTAAAGACTTTAAAGTCTCTATGGCCGCAAAAACCCTCCAAGACTCTGAAGTCCCTGTCGCCCTAAACTAGTTAACACTCCCAAGCCTGTGAAATGTATACGTATTAGTATATATATACGTGGGGGGGCTATGGCCTCCTGCCCAGCCCTCTAAAGAACTTTAGAGGGCTGAAAAATCTTTAGTGTCTAACTTGTTAGACTCTAAAGCTCTCCAAAACTCCAGAATCTTTAAAGTTCTTTAAAGATTCTGCCCCCGAGACTTTGAAGTCTGCCTAGTTTACAAAATCTCAAGAGATTTTGTAAGTCTTCTGAATAAATTTTTAAGACTCAAGAGTCTTTAAAATTCAACAACCTATAGAATATTTAGTAAACTAAATATACTATCCCCGAAGTTTAAAAATCTCAACGTGATCGCGCTACGTGATCATGACGCGCTGCGCGTGATGCAGGGTTTCTTCGCCTGTTTTCCTACGCATTATGCGCACCAAAATCACCCACCAGAAACATTTGACTCCAGAAATCCGATGTGCCTTTAATGGAAATGTCTCAGCGACACCGAGACAAACCAAAAACTCACACACGAAAACTCAAGGAGTTTTACACATGGAAAATTTAGTTATAAATTTTTTAAGAAACTGCGATGAATACTGTGAACGAATGTTTTACTTTGAAGTTCTGAAGCTCAGAACTTACGCTCAGGAGAATCCCAATTGGGATTCTGAAGAAGAAATCAGCGATTTCTTTAGAACTGAAGCTCTTGAGCTTCTTGCTCTGACCGATGAACAAATGGCTTGGTGAATCACCACACACGACTCCAACGGAGTGGTACGCAGTGATTGACCACTCCAGACCCTTAGAGCTTTTTAGTGTCTCTTACGTAGTGAGAGACACTTAAAAGTCTCTTAGCAACACCGACAAACCACAACACAACTTTAAAATCGGAGATTTTACAATGACAAAATCAGTAACTTTGAATGAAATTCAAGCAACTCCTAAGCAGTACTTTGGCCTCGCTGGTAAGTTTGCTTACCAGATCTGCGAATCTCTGGAGATTCCAGAGATCAAGTTTCCAATCATTCGGAAGCGAGTCTTGGGAGTTTTATACTCCCAGTTTCCGGCCTCCTCACTTAGTCGTGGGAAAGCTCAAGAGCTTTTCAACGCAACTAAGGTTCCGGCCTTTCTGACCAAGCAGGTCAAAACCGAGGACATGGTGGAGTCAAAGACTCCGGTCAAGGTCAAAGCAGTCAAGAAGACTGCCAAGCCCGCAGCGACCAAGGTCGCCAAGAAGGTCACCAAGAAATCACCCGTGAAGAAATCTACGATTTCCAAGCGGGAATTTCAGGAACTCAAGCGAGTCACCAAGGCTCCGGCAAATCAGTCGGCTTTGGAGACACGCATGACCTTCCTTGAAGGTGAGGTGTCTCAGATGTCAGAAGATGTAAATCTCATCAAGTCTACGCTTGATCAACTGGTAACTCAGCTCAAGCTTGGCTAAAGCCAAAACGCTCAGGAGGGCTTCGGCCCTCTTGAGTTTTTAGGAGTATCTATATGATATATATAAATATTTTATATTATCTCTTGCATCCTCTGTGGATTCTAGAGAGTTATAATAAATATAAATTCAGCCGGAAGACCGAAGGAATTTATAAAGAAACTAACATTGTTAGAATCTCTAAACCTTATGGCCGCCGAGGTTCTAGAGTTTATTATTTCAGGCGGCGAAGGAGTTTAAAATGATTAAATACTTTTATAAACTGTCTAGGGCTACTGACCCTAAGCAGAGAACTTTTACTAACAGAATTACTAGGACTCAGTTTAAGAAACTGTTTGATAGTACTCCTCGCAGTAGATCTGTTTGGAAACATGGAACCAAGAGAGCTATATCTGGTTTCAGATGTGTTAGAACTCCGAACAGAGTTTAATAATATTTAAAAGATTTAGAAGGTCTTT